AAATCTTTGTCCTTAAGTTTCTTAACCAAGTCATTTACTTTTACATCACTAAAGGTTGCAAGAATGCCAGTGTCAATCTTACCACCAGCAGAGTAACGTTGACACTCATTAAGAACACGTCGCCAATCAGGGAAGTGTTTGTTGATTAATTCTACCAGGACCTTGTTATCATATTCAACACCTTCTGTATCCAAGATTTCTTGGATTCTTTGGAAGAACTTGGCGGCGAGTTGGGGTTTGCTTTTGGAATTGGTTGAAAAGTCAACACACGCGCAGCGGGAGTGGAGGGGTTCGATGATTTTGTTTTTGAAGTTGCAAGTGAAGATGAATCTGCAGTTGCCACTAAACTCCTCAGTAAACGCCCGTAGGAGGAGTTGTACATCGTTGGTTGTGTTATCTGCCTCATCAATGATGATGACTTTGTGTTTAGAAGTTGACGAAAGCGAGACGGTCGAAGCGAAGTTTTTCGCAGTATTTCTGACCGTATCAAGAAATCGTCCTTCATCGGATCCATTGATGACATAAACATCTACCCCCAATTCATTGCACAGTGCTTTAGCGACAGTGGTCTTTCCACATCCAGCAGGTCCAGAAAGAAGAAGATTCGGAACCTCTCCTTTATCTAGGAAGTCTTGGAAGGTCTTCTTAATACTTGTTGGTAAAATACATTCTTCAATAGTTTTGGGTCGATACTTCTCAACCCAAAGGAAATCATTATTCATTCAGAAGTTCTCCACTGTTTTCTCATTATAGCATATTCAGGATCATATGCCGCTTTGTCTCTCACTCTTTTGAAAATCTCTGCTGCCTTTGCTTTCTGGTTTGTAAGGCAGTCGGACTCAATGGGTAGTACACGCCCACCTTTTCCATATTTTCGTCCCGAACTATGATTGGCATACCGTCTGGCACGGGTGAATCCCATCTCAAGAAATTTCCGCGCCATGTCCATGCCAATGAAATCTTTCCTTTCTCGATATTCACAGAACATCCTGTATATTTGATTAGAAGATCTAGTAGCCGCTTCCTCATCTACAAATCTCCAGTGAGCACAAATATCGTCTGTATAAGGGCGTACCAATAGAACTCCTTGTTCTCCCCTTCCAATACGATAAAGTTTGCGAGTCTCTGCATCTGTGAAGTCCAGAGATTTGTAATCCAAGTCATAATCAAATTCCTTCATCCTGAAGTGCATCCATAGTGTATTGGTGACCAGATTCTAGCACCTGATCATGGAGATTGGCAACATCTTGCAATCCTTCCACACTATACCATGGCGCAGTCTCCCAATCAAATCCTTCACCAAAAGTATTATCGGCATTAGCGATATACCAATGACAGGATGAGTCGGGGACATCTACAGCGCAATGAGACCAGTCATCTGACCATTGTGGAACTTGAACCCATAACAGTGCAGCAAGGAAAAAGTTGAAAATTGCATTCATAATTGGATCTTTTTGATAGTTTCGGTCAGTACATCAATACCATTGTCACATTGTTCGGGGGATGTATATTCTTCCGACGAATGACTGATTCCATCTTTACTTGGAACAAATATCATTCCCATTGGCCATTTAGAAAAGTTCTGAGCGTCATGTGAAGCACGACTAGGCATCTCAATATAAGAAAGATCTCCAGTAGAATCGGAAATCATATTCATGATATTTCTATCGCATGGTACGGGTGTTGATTCATAATCGGTTTCATAAATCAAGTCAAATTTAGATGCAACATCAGACGCAAACCTGATAATGTTTGATATATCTAAATCTCGAATCTGCAGCGTCAGGTCTACTCTACCAGGAATAATACTGAATAGGTTAGGTGAAACATCTAGTTTACCAACCGTCGCTACCAGTTCATTGTAAATAGATGCTCTGTGATACACATAAGACACCAACTCAGATGCTTTGACAAGTGCATCATCTCTCATGTTCATTGGTGTAGTGCCAGCATGATTAGGTTGACCAGTGATAGTAAACTTACACCTTCTTTGTCCTACGATGCCCTGAACAACACCAATATCAGCACCTCTCTTATCGAGAACTGGTCCCTGTTCTACATGCAACTCAAGAAACGCTTTTATGTCATATACCGATTTAGATTGTGAGAATCCGATAGAACCAGACATACTGTCTTCTTCATCAAAAAAAGCAACAACCTGAATAGGATGTTTGGTAGTTCCTTTCAGTCTTTTTGCTGCTTCCATCCCACCCAAAACTCCCAGGACACCATCATACTTACCACCAGTAGGTACGGTATCAATGTGAGAACCAACTACAATTGGTTTTGCATCGGAATCTGTTCCGGGGATTATTCCAATAAGATTATGATATTCATCGATATATGTATCCATCCCATCTTCAATCATCCAGTCACTAACTAATTTGACTGCATCAAAATATTCTTTTGTTCCTGCTTTTCTATAGATTGATCCATCATCATTACGACCAATCTTAGATAGTTCTTCTATTCTTTCGTGAATTGTCATGTTAAACGAAGACGATAATCCTTAAGTTTATTCACTAAACCCTGGTGATCTGTTACTCCTGGATCAATTTGTTCTCTTTTTCTTGCCACTTCATAAGAGGACATTTTTTCCAGTGCATTGATAAGATGATCGACTTCTTGAAGTGATAGGTTCATGTTTTTAATGACTCTAGTATATGTATTAAAGTGAACAATTGTAAAGTGTGTTACACCCAGTCAGGTTTTCGATCTGGCATTCTAAGATAATTGTTTTTTACCCATGGTTTAGATGCAATATACATCTTGTACTTTGTATAGATGTCAATACTATCATCATACTTAAACTCATCAGGTCCAGCAAAGACGAAAGGGGTTGGACCCTTGCCAGATCTCCCCTGCGGATCTGCACAGGGAAGGATTTCGTTTGCTGCCATCAAAGTATTGAAACAGGTATGTGGTTTACCATACCTCAGTGCATATTCATCACACATAGAAAGTCCATGAGCAAGTAACCACCTCCAATTATTTACGAAGGAGTTTGCCCAAATAGTACAGGGGTGATTACGAAAAGCACCCTTCTCAGTAGCATAGGGAGTACCATCTGCTCTGGGAAGGGTGCCAAAACCGTGACCCCATTTATCAGAGCATACAATAGCAAGCATCTGACAAGTCTCTAGAGGCATCTTAACAATGTGTTTGTCAGGAAGAACTCTAGCAGACTTATTGGGATCGGGATCAGTTACGAAGATGTTCATTCAAAAGTAGAATCTGGTTCTAAAGCAATATAATACTTGAGATTTTGTTTCGTGGATGAGAACAGTGACAAAAGTTTACTTGAGATTGTCACCTTGTAATTTCCAGGAAGAATTTTGATATTCTCTACTTTAAAGTTGCAGGTAAAGGTTTTATCAGTTTCTCCAGCAACAATAGAGAAGTCATTGGAAGTTGGGTTCTTCTTATCCCTAACTACCAGTTTGATAACAGATCCATCGCCAATGGCAGAAAGATCTGGAGCATCGATCACTCCTGCTGCTTTGAGCAGTGTCTCAAGATCAGATGTAGAGAGATCAAAACTTACATCTGCAGCAGGGAACTCAATTTCCTTTTCGGGAGGAGTTACAATTACGTTTGGATCTGCAAAGAAAAACTTAGAAGTCCTGTTTCCATCTTTGATAAGAAGGTGACCTGAGTTAGCAAAATCGATCTCTGGAGTTTGGCAGAGAGACATCAGAGTCAGAAACTTGTTCAGTTCGTAAACACCAAAGTCCTTGGGGAGATCTTCAGGGATCTCTGCTTCTGCAAGAATGTTCTTCATTACAGAAATAGTACGCAGTTTATTACCTTTCCTGAAAAGGATAGATTGATTGATGGTGCAAAAGTTTTTGAGAAGATTTAGAGTTTTATCAGAAAGTCTCATGTGGTTACGAATTTTCATCATTGAGGATAGGTTTCACGTTTTGCATTCTTGTCGTTGAAATGCATCAGAAGCACAGCATAATGCAGGATCTTCATAATGTCACGTCGGGCAGTGCCTTTCTTATCATAACGAGAGGCATACTTGAGGATGTTGCTGCGGCAGAAGGATTCACCATCTCCACATGCTTCAATCAAATCAAGGGTTTGAACAGCATCATCACCAGCAGAATAATGCTGATTGTATGTTGCAGAAATATAATCGGTCAGTTCTTTAATAATTCGTTCTTCGCTGTACTTAAAACGATTGGGATTGTGGCTAGTCATATCAAGATCAAAAGAAATAGTATCAGTAGCATAAGAGGAATGTACTGGATCGTAGGCGTAGGGATTTCCTGTCAAACTAAAACCATCCTCCATCCAAAAATCATTCCAGTCAGTACTAGTTGCTTCAGTTACATTACTACCAAGGATAGTAATAGTATCATTTTTTAGTTCGGACATTGTATCGTAAAGTAGACTCCAAGAGTTAGTCATATTCTATCAGGATTGCACCTGCTCGTCAACGGGCATCACAAAATCCGCATCAACCTTGTCATACAGTTCCAGGAATGCCTGCTTGGTTTCATCATCGAAACGATTGACACAGACTTGAATTGCCTTTGCCTTGTCTCCGAAGATGCTGTATGCCTTGACAATATGAACCAGACGGCGAGTAGAGATAATCTCTTCAATACCACCGTCATAGAAAGTCTTGCGGATGATGTCTGCCCAGTCTGCCAGACGCTTACAGAACTCTTCATCCTTGCAGATTTTATTGAGGATCCTCTGCTCAGTGAGGGGAGTAGGATACTCTTGCTCAAAGGTCACAGGGAACCTTTCAAGGAACGCTTCGTTGAGCACATTAGTTCCAATGAATCGTCCATCGTCACTACCTTTGCCTTTGGTGTTGGCGGTTGCGAATACTTGGAAACCTTCTGCGGGTGCAATCCATTTGCCAATCTTCTTGAGGAAAACTCCTTTCCCTTCGAGAATAGATTGAAGACAGAGGATTTTGTTTGAGGCAAGGTCGATCTCGTCAAGGAGCAGCACAGCACCCCGTTGCAGGGCTTCGATAACTGGTCCATTGTGCCAAACGGTTTCTCCGCCAACAAGACGGAAACCGCCAATAAGATCATCTTCATCAGTCTCTACCGTGATGTTGACTCGGATGAGTTCCCGTCCGAGTTGAGCACACGCTTGCTCAACAGAGAACGTTTTGCCATTGCCCGAGAGACCCGTGATAAACGTAGGGTAGAAATGACGGGACTTAACAATTTTCTTAATATCTGAGAAATTACCAAACTGGACGAAGGAATCATCTTTACGAGGAATGAGGTTTTGTTCGATTGCTGGCATAGCAGCAGGAGAATTATAAGTTACTTCCAGTTCTTCTACAGTCTCTTTCGTTACTTCCAGGTTCCACTTACCGCGACCAACTTTGAATTCAGTCAGTTTGTTAGTGATAGTTTGATAGTTAAAGTCATTCATCGCACAGAACGCCTTGATCTCTGCAGAAGTCACGGACTCGCCGTAAGATTCCACAAGAGAGTTGACGATGCTTTGTTTGGAAAGACCCATTTGCTTTGTTTGAACTGAAGTTATTATAGACGGAAAAGGGGGGTCTCAAACCCCCCGCGTGTCACTTGTCAGATTGTCCATATTTATATCGCATAGCTTGGAGTAACCATGCTTGTGTAAGGGACCTAGGACCATTTTCAAGGATATCAATTACCTTAGGATCCTTCTCTGATGCCTTTGCTATTTCTCTCCAATTTTCTTTGGTCATGCTACTAAAGAAATAAATTCGCCTAGAACTTTCTTATTTAGTTTCTTAGTCTTCAAAGACTTGATAAATGCAGACTTGATCTTTGCTTTTGTTGCACCATCATCAACTTCAAATTCAGAGTCTTGAGAAAGTGATGAAGAAGACATAGCGAAATATGCATCATATCCAGAAGTTTTGATAGTGCAACTACGCTGTTTCTTCCACTCACTCTGAATTTTACGGAAAGCATCAGAGTTCTGATCATAATACAGTCTGAAGAATCCGTTTGCATCACGGTTTTCAACAACACGGATGCCCACAAAGTTGACCGTAGGGAAGTTATCACGAAGATTTTGAAGCATCAGGTCAGAGAATCCATGCCAACCATAGGGAATCTGATATGTATTACCAGTCTTACGATCCCGAAGAAAAGAAATACCACCTTGCAAATGACGATTTCCAATGTAAGGTTCTTTCTCCCAATGGCGTTTAACCTCAACATGATAAGGAAGATGATTTGCTTCACCATCAGTCAGAACAATACACTGAACTTTCTGCAGTTTATTCTCACATTGGAATTTTGGAAGAATCTGATGAAGGCACACAAATGCTTCGTTCAGAGGAGTGCCAGATAGACCCAAACGAGTAGGAATAGAATAAACAGACCCGTAAAAATTACTGTAGGATTTTGCGATACGCCAAATGTTAATGAGTTGGTGTTCCAGTTGCTTTCCATTTGTTTTACTGGTCAGAAGATTCATCAGAGAGAATTGTTCATGAACAACAAGAAGATTTTCTTTCTTCTCATAAGAAGAAGTCCAGTCTGCTGGTTTGATAGTTTCACCAGTTTCATAGTTAATCTCAGGTCTCTTCCACTCGTTCGTGAAAGCATACACCTCAAAAGGAATAGAGACTTTCTTACAGAACCAGATCAAATTGTAGAGTTGCTTGATTGTGTCAAGCATAACCCTATTCATAGATCCACTCCAGTCAAGAACAAAGATGAGACCATGATTCTTACCATCAGGAATCACAGAAACTTTCTTGAATAGATCTTCGTTGTACTTGTAGGTGTGCAGTTTAGAAGTGTCAAGAACACCAGTACGAGCAGTGGTAGCACGGGCATAGGAATCTGCTGCCTTGCGACACTCAAACTCTTTCACCAAATAGTTGACTTCTTTCTGTGCAGAACGTTTGAACTTGACATACTCTTCATCAGTTTGAGAAAATAGTTCCTTTGAAGTAGTGTTCGCCTGATGATTGAACCAATTATCAATCTCTTCGTGAACCTTTTCATTCTCAGCAATAATATACTTCAGATCAACCTGAGGGATTTCCACATACACATTCTCACGACCATCAGTGTCCACAAGATCCTGCAGATTTGACTCCAAAGCATCAGCAGTCTGAACTTCAAGTTCATCGTCCAAAGTAGGAGAGACAGATTCACGACGTTCTGCTTCCTCAAGCATTTCCTCATGAGTCATAGAATCACCAGGATCCTCACCAGATTCATCCTGCTGCTCCTCTGCCAGTTCATTTGCAGGAGATCCAAACTCACCATTCATATTAGGTGGCATTTCAATATCATCAATCTTTTCTTCTTTCTCTTTCTTGCAGAACAGATACAGTTCTTCCGCAACCTTCAGCACATCGTCAAAAGTTTCTACGTCTGCAATCTTCTGAATGAGAACGTTCTCCTCTTCAGAAAAAGTCAGATCAACGAAGTTACCGATCTTGAAGTATAGGTTTGCACGGTCAGCAAGATTGAATGTGGTAATATCATCGTCCTCAAGAGAGAAAAAGTCTTCCTCATTCAGTTCCTTATATCCTTTAAAGAAGGACTTGGAGAGACCCATGTACTTGCGTTTCATCAGTTTCTCAATGCGAGCATCCTCAACAACGTTGACAAACTGAGGAGGAACTGCAACCTTCTCCAACCAGTCTTCATCAGGAGTGAAGAGAGCATGACCAACTTCGTGACCCACCAGCAAATCATAAACAGTGTTGCTTGCCTTCTCCCACATAGGGAGAGTCAGAACACGAGTGTGAACATTGAAGCAAGCAGTCTTCACTTGCTTATGCTCCACGATCAAGTCTTCGGTAGCAAGGAGTTTGGCGAGTTGAGATTTGATTTCGTGATTAACTGCCATAGGTCTGTCTCAGATGAACCTATAATACAACGAAAGGTCGCCCTCAAGACGACCCATGTGATGCTTATGTAACTGGCCAGTCTATAACTGTCCTTATTTGCCCATTGTATTCCCAAACGGATTTCAGCATATCGGCATTCACATCAACCTGTTCCAGTTGAACTATGAGAGAATTGAGATCTTTGGGGAAGCATGTTCCACCGAATCCGCGATCTCCATCAACTCCAGGAACTTTTGTATGGGATTTTCCAATTCTACTATCACTAGCAACCCCATCACGAACCATATCATAATCCATTCCATGTTTTTCGCAGAAGTCATACATCTTATTGAAGTATGCAACTTTATATGCAAGGAAAGTGTTTGCAAAATATTTGATTGTTTCACTCTCATCAGAACTGACGACGTGATTTGGAATGTGTGGGAAGCAATGTTGGAACATGCTTGCGAAGTCTTGACACAATTCAAAGTCTCCACCAATCACATTTCTTTCAGAATTAGCAAAGTCTTGAACCGCATTTCTAGCAGTAAGAAACTCTGGATTATGAATTACATTATGTCTTTCAGAATATTTTTTAGTAGTTCCTACTGGAACTGTAGATTTAATAATAAAAGTGCCTGGAACATTGTCAGGCAAAGATGCAAAAAAACTGTCAAGGATAGAAATATCACATTCTCCACCAAATCTCATTGGTGTTGGCAAGCAAAGAAAGATGTAATCACATTCTAAAATTTCCAAAAAAGTATTGAGAGATCTATTTGGATCTACATCAAAAACTTTTGTCGTTACTTTGTCTCTGAAGTTTTGATAGACTGCATTTCCAACAAAACCATTACCTACAATTCCAACTTGAATCATGATACCACTCTACTAAATCCTTTAATTTTTTCAAATTTGATGCACTGCTCAAATCTATCTTCCATTCCTGTCTTGTGAGAAATAACAAAGATGTTTGCATCTTTGATAACAAAACGAATAATTTTTAAGAACTCATCTGTTCCAAAACCATCCAAAGAACTATCAAATACCTCATCCATGATTAGGAGGTTGGTATTAATAGAGTTCTTCATTCTCGCAACTTCTCTCCATGAAAACAGAAGCGAGAGATCGATTCTCATTTTCTCACCTTCACTAAAAGAAGAGTATGAGAAATTTTCATGAATGGGAGATTCTACAGTTTCATTAAACTCTTCATCAAGAGTGAAATTGATGTAGAAATCCATCATCTGCAAGTATCTATTTACTTGCTGATTGATTAGAGGAAGATATTTTTTAATAATGTTTCCCTTAACTCCTCCGTCTTTGAGCAAAGAAAAGGAAAAATTATAATCAGACAAACTCTCTTTGTGATCCAGGAGAGACTTGTCTGTATCTTTTAAATTACTTTTAAAACTTTCTAACTTTTCATGCTCAGTATTTCTATTTGCAAGTTGTTCGGTAACTCTTTGAATTTCCGATTCAAGACCTCTGATTTGTCGTTGACATCCAGAAATCTTAGTATTGTTTTTAGAAATGTCATGCGTTAAAGAATTAATCTCCTTTGACAAAGTAGAAAAGTGACGCTCTCGCTCTTCCTCCTCTTTAATTGCCTCCTCTAGTTCTATATAACCAGATTGCAACTCCTTTGCTTTAGATTGAGCGTCCGTAATTCTATTTAGGCGAAACTCTTCATCAATAGGTCGCGTACATGTAGGGCATACCGTATTTTCTGTAAAAAATTTATGTTCCTTAGTAATACTTGATACTTTCTGAGAGATCTTTCCTTTGAGTCCTCCAAGTTTACGGAGTTTATCTGTGGCACCTGTATATTTGTTCAGTTCATTATTGAGATCATCAAGTTGTCTATTCTTCTCTTCATTGTCTCCCATCCAATTGTTTTCTTCCACCAGGAGTTCACCAATCTTTAGTTCCTTATCCTTAATATTTTTCTTTCCACGATTCTCCAGTTCTTCGATAAAGTTGTTTTGCATTTCAACTTTATCTTTAAGAGTATCTCTTTTCAACTCCATGATCCTGATTTCTTCTTTGATCTGACGAATCTTATCTTTCAGGATATTGCTCATTGAAGAAAAGATTTTAATGTCAAGAAGATCCTCAATCACCTCACGACGATTAGACGCAGACAGTTGCATGAAAGGAACAAAAGTGCTACTACCCAAAATAACAATTTGAGTAAAAGACTTGTAGTTCATCTTCAGAACATTTTGCTCAAACCACTTTTGTTGGTCATTGATACTAGCATCTTGATTTAAAGCTTTTCCATCCTTATAGATTTCAAATTTGTTTGGTTTGATTCCACGAACAACTTTCCACTTGACAGTTCCAATAGAAAATTCAATTTCAACCAAACAATCTTTTTCATTCACAGAATTTAAAAGTTGTGGTTTATTGATCTTCCTATATGGTTTACCAAACAAAGAAAAAGTAAGGGCATCCAAGACGGTGCTCTTACCTGCTCCATTAGTTCCAATCACCAAAGTAGTAGCATGATCAATCAAACTAACTTCGGTAAATTGATTACCAGTAGATAAAAAGTTTTTCCAACGAATTTTTTCAAATATAATCATGTTGTTCTGGTGGAATTACGATATCATTTTTGGAGATAATTGCGTATTTGTATTCATTCATTTCACATAGTTGAAGCATCATATCATCATCAACTTCAATAACATGCATTTCAGGAAACTCTCTGTCTTCCTCCAATAGCATTGCATATCTTACAGCATCATCTTCTTCTTCAAACATATAGAGAACATGTTCTCCATCATCGCCCTGAACTGAGTATGCACCTTCACTTTCTTTCCCTAATACAGTAATAATGTACATTATATCATCTCACAGGCTTGTTGGTAAGTTGCCCTCATAATATTTTGAATTTTCGACTTATCAAGATTGATATCAGATTCCAGAATATATCGATCAAGAATAGAAAGAGTATCTTCAGATTCGAATGATTCCGAATTACCAGTCTCATCATACCACCCACTAAAGTTGTATGTTTCTACAATCTTCATTTCTGCTACATTAGCATCATAAAGTTTGTCAATAAACTTTTCAAACTTTTTGGTATTTGTTTTCTTGCGAACAATCACCTTTACAATCTTACCTTCATACTCGCTTGCATCAAAGAGTTGATGTGGAGTGTCTTCGTAATAGATGTTATGAAAGAGTTTGTAAGGATTATCTACATGAAAATGTTCAAGAGTTTCTGTATCAAAGATGGTGAATCCTCTCCGATCACCGACATCGTTCCAGAACATTTCGTATGGATTTCCCAAGTAATAGATCCGTCCATCATCCGATCGAGTGTGGTAATGACCGCTGAAGACTTTGGTGAACTCCGAATATAACTCGCTCGCGTAACCATTTTCCATGATGCAGCCTCGATGAGCTCTAAATCCGCTGAGTTCAAGGTGCCCCATCGCGATCTTGCAAACTGAATCTTTAATAAGTTTGAAAGTGCTTTCCTCATTTTCCTTATTGATCCATGGAATAAACAATACCTTAAGTTTATCTAGGTCAACTTGAGTTGCTTCAGAATATACCTTTACATTGTCATATTCACGAAGCAGCAAATCAACAGCATTTACTTCATTAGTATTTTTATAGAATGCTGTATGATTACCCACAATCGTATGGATCTGGACTCCCATGTCCTTCAGGCGATCATAGTAATTATCTTTTGACCAAGCCAAAGAACCAAAGTTAATGCCTTGCCTATTATCAAACGTATCTCCCATATCTACAATGGTAGTAATACCATGCTCTTCCAAATACGGGAAGAAGATGTCATTGTAAAATTTCAGAAAGTAGTCGTGAAACAACTTAGAATTTTTACGAGCACCAAAGTGTTGGTCCGTGATAATGGCAACTTTCATCAATAACGAAGTTTAGAGTGGACAGCATCTTTGATACTATTGTAATCGCTGTAGT